CCAAACTGGGCTAGTGATATTGACACAATTATAGCGGATTTTCTTGGCGCAAGATTCAGGATGGGAATGTTTAAAGATGGTTTTATGCCATCTGCAATCATCACCTTAATTGATGACAACATGAGTCTTTCGCAGACTTTTGACGAAACTAGTAAAGGGCAACCAAGTGAAACCTATCAAAGTCAAATATCAAATGCTTTAGACTCAATCAAAGGTGCTGATAATGCAGCCAAGATTTTAGTTAATGTAGTTGACAACAAAGATAACGCTCCAATCATCAATAGTTTTGACTTAAAGCCAGTGATGGATGGAACTCAAAACATGACTGATTCAATTGATAAACGAGTTTGTAGGGTGTGGGGATTAGACCCTGCAATCATGGGATTAAGCGAGGGAGGTCAGCTAGGCAACAATCAACAACTTAAAATGCTTATTGATATTTTGAACAATGGTAAAATCAAAGGTTACAAAGATTTGATTAAGACGGTTTTCAGAATGCTTTATCCTACTTTCAATTGGGATATTTCAACCTTCAATCCATTGCAGTCTATTGACGAACAGCAATTAAAGGTAATGACTAACGATGAGATTCGAGCATACTTTGGTCTTGAGGTTGTGGCTAACACTAATACTAAGTCTAATGTTGACATACTTAACAGTTTATCACCGTTAGTAGCTACTAAAGTTCTTGAAACCCTCACACCTGATGAGATTCGAGCATTGGGCGGTTATCAACCTTCTAGTATTGCACCTAATCCAAATACAAACAATGCTTAGTTTTAGCGATTTTTTAGCACATAGTAGGTTTCCAGCATCTTACAATCAAACATGGTTTGCAGATGCTGAAAGGTACATAAGTGAGTTTGAACTTATGCCGATAACAGGTCGTAATTTATGGCAAGCTTTGTCAAATGTCAGCACTAATGTTATTGCAGCGTACAATGTAATAACAAGCTATTCAATAGGTCAAACAGTGCTTTATCAAAGCGTATATTATCGCAGTTTGACTAATGGCAACGTAGGTAATGTGCCATCAATAAGTTCTGCTTATTGGACGGTAAATGATACGCAGACTTTATACAGCAATTACGTTCAAATGTTTATGGCTAACGCTACTGCTCATTTGCTTGTAACAGACCATGGGATTCAGATTACTCCATTTGCTTTGTCAATTGCAGGTGCAACCAGTGGGGATGCAGCGGACAGCAAAGAAAGAGGCATTACTCTTACTATGTTGCAAAGAAAAAAAGAAAACTATGCAGCACAAATTAAGCAGACTTTAATAAATAAAAGTTATAAATTGGACGGTGTAAGTTATGACCAAATTGTAACTCGTAACAATAATCGCAGCGGATTCTTTACAATATGAAACGGATATTTATTGAGGCAGGGCATAATAATTCAGATTGTGGCGCAATTGGCAACGGTTACAAAGAAGCTGATTTGACCAAAGAGGCAAGAAACGGCATAATTGCCAATCTAAAGGCAATGAATTTTGCAGGTGAGATTATTGCGGATTCAGATGCTCATTCTTTGGGCGACACAATAGCTTACTTTAACAGCAAAAAGCCAATGGCAAGTGATTTGCTTATTAGCCTACATTTTAATGCAGCCACACCACAGGCACATGGCACTGAAGTAATTTACAGGGCAAATGCAAGTGAGGGTGTAAAGTTATTCTGCAAAGATTTGGCACGTATAATAGTAAAAGATAGCAATTGGACATTGAGAGGTGATGGTGGAATTGTTAAAGAAACAGCTACACCACATAAAAAACTGGGTATATTGCAACTGATTCCTTATAGTGCTTTGATTGAGTTTTGCTTTATTAGCAATGCAGATGAAATCAAGCAATATCAGGCAATTAAGAATAGCATCTTCAATAATTTAGCAGTTTACTTACTAAAATTAGCGCAATCGTGAAACAAATTGACGAAAAAGTTACATTTAGCGTTGGCGAAAAAACAACTTTACTTCCAAACGGTGTAATCGTTTCTATATTAGGTGCTTTGACTACTGTTTTAATTTGGTTTATGGCTCACTTAAATTCAAATGTGGAAACTTTGATAATCAAAGTAAATACGCTTGAAACTAAACTTGAGATGATAAACGGCAATCAAAATAAAATGACTTCTAATGCAGGCGATTAAAGACTTTATAGCAGGTTCATTTACTAATGATAAGGCAGGAGCAAGCGCACGCAAACTCACTGCTTTTGCTTTGGTCGTCTGCTATGTGTCTGCATTTGTAATTTATTGCCATTGCTTAATTAACTCCACTAAATGGGCAACGGATGTGTTTATTGAGGTGCTGATTGTAACTCTTTGCGGTGCTGCATTCTTTTTAGGTTTAATTTCAGTGACTCAGCTTATTCAACTAAAGAACGGCAAAAATGAAAGCGCAAATAATCAAGTTACTACTGCTAATCCTGATTCTAGCAGTAGCAATCCTAGCGAGCTGCAGGGGTAGTAAAACCACTAGCAAGAAAGAATTTACTAAGCTAGATTCTAGCTTTACTAGTCGCATAGATAGCCACAGTTTTACTTCGATAAAGGTCGTGGATTCAGTCTTTGCGATTCCTGAAAAGAGAGACACACTAATCTTTAGGGGATTGCCTGAAAATCGAGATACTACTTTGCTCGAAGATGATACCATTAAGATTATAGGTCGCAAACTAGCAGATGGTCGCATTAAGCTAATAGCTAAAATCAAGGCAAGAAAAGCACAGAAGCGCACTACGATTGAAACCAAAACGCAATCGCTTACTTTGCAGCAACAACGAGTAAATAAAGCATTAAAATCAATCTTTGAAAGCGCAACCATAATCAAACAGCCTTTGCAGTGGTGGTCATGGTGGTGGGTGTTACTTTTAATACTGATTCTGTATTTGATTTATAGGCTTTCAAGGCTTTAGGTATTAATTACCCAACAACCAATTAATAGGCATCTTCTATAATGGAAGGTGCTTTTTTTATGCTCAAATAAAAAAAATAAAAAATAATTTCAAAAAAACTTGCTTTGTATGTTGTATTGCCCTACTTTTGTAAAGTAATAACACACCAAAGCAAATGCAACCATCTAGAATTTTACCTGAAACCCAACTTTTTTTTGTTAACGGCTTATTGTTTGATAAAAAAGACAATTCATGCGGATTTACTGTTACTGGCTTAAATAATGAGGTTGATGTGCTTAGCGTAAACGGTAGACTATACGCTAAATGTGCTGACGGTACATTCAGATTTTGCGACAAAGTAAAAGCCACTAGAACTATCACTGAGGTAGTAGGTAACATTTACACTATGGATTCATTCATGCCAGTGTTATTAGCTGAAATCAAAGCATCTAAATTGATATCTGTAGATTATGCGTGCTTTAGTCTATACTATACTTACAACGGCAAGACATTCAGAATATCTGACCATGATTCAGCCAATGGCGCAAAGAGAGGTTTACGATTCAACATCAACAACGGCAAACTTACAATCACTTTGCCCAACCTATTTAGTATCATATTAAATTAAAAAATAATTTGCAAAAAACTTGCTTTGTATGCTGTATTGCATTACCTTTGTAAAGTATTAAAACAATCACACTAACCAATAACCAATACAACAATGGAAAACCTAGTAACACCTGACAATTTCATGCAAACTTTAGCGGACATGTTTCGCCCTGCAAATTGGTCACAACCAACACAGCCAACACAGGCAGATTTTGAGCCTGCAAAATTGATTGTCCAAATTAAAGGACATCAAGAACCTAGTATGCTTCATTTAGAAGGGGACATTGACACAATAGATGACCTTATGTCAATGGTAAACGGTTGCAGCTTATTAGCTGATTCTGATAAAACTTACAAAATAACTATTGAAGTTGTAAGCTAATGGCACTAATCCACACTAAACTAATTGCGATTATGTCCGAGATTGGCGCAATTGCAAAAGACACAAAGTCTAAAGATTCAGGTATCAACTACGCTTTTCGAGGTGTAGATGATGTGTACAATAAATTGCATCCGCTATTTTGCAAACATGGCGTATTTTTAACGCAAAGCATTATTGCTAGTGATTCCATGTTTTTTACCAATGCCAATGGCAAGCCAGTAAACAAAGCATCAATCACGCTTGAAATTTACTTGCACGCTGAGGATGGCAAAGAATCTATAAAAACTGCAGGTTATGGCGAGGCTTATGACCACAGCGATAAAGCCAGTTACAAGGCGCAATCTATGGCAATGAAATACGCACTAATTCAAATGTTTATGATTCCTACACAGGAAATTAAAGACGTAGAGCATAGCAACATAGAACCCGTTAAGCCTTTGATTCGTGATAGTGAGATGCTTGACTTGATAGCATCAATCAACACAATCATAAGCCATGATAGCTTTGATGACACCAAAAAAGCACAGGTTAAAAAGTGGTTGCTTAGCAATCCAAATAAGCAAAAATTGCAGGAAATGGAAAACAAATTACTTAACATAAACAACTAATGAAAAGCTTTAAAGATAGCAATGACTTGTACAAAATCATTTGCTTTGACCTGCTCAAAAACGGCAAAACAACTTCAATAACCGCTCGTGCTTTTATCAAATCCACTGTCGACGATGGTGGATTCAGGACAATTGACAATCAAGCTAGAAAAGAATTAGGCATTCCACACATTTGTAAATTCAAAAATCAGAACAATGAGAAGTATTAGTTTAATCGGACGCATCGGCAAAGATGCAGAAACCAAAAAAGCAGCAAACGGCAATGACTTTGTAAAAGTCAGCGTATGCGTAAACGAGGGCAAAGGTGAAGACCAAGTATCAATTTGGTACGATTGCTTAAGCAGTAATACAAACCTTGCCAAATGGCTTGTAAAAGGTTCTGTATTCCATGTTACTGGCATTCCTATTGAGTCAGTTTACGAAGGTAAAATCCAACGCAGCATCCGCAATGCACAGTTTAACTTCATTCCACAATCAAAGATTGCTGAAGATAGCAAACCTACTGGCAGTGCAATCAATAAGGACCTAAACGACGACTTACCATTCTAATGACCGAACATAAAGCTGATAAAATCAGACTGCAATATCTTAAAACCTGCAATGACTTAATTCTTGAAGGTTCTATCAACCGCAGCGAATACGCTATTATCATGTTAATCTGTGATAAAGTGATTCAGCAAGGCAATGATTACAACCTGATACTAACACGTGGAATGCGTGAGTACAAAAGCAGCATGTATTTAATGCAGAAAGTTGTTGCTAAGATTTACGACTTAAAACTATTTCAAATTAATAACAACGTGCAATGCATGTATCGATTACAGTGCATACTAAACAACCAAACCAATTAAACAAAATGGAAAATCCTTTTGAATCAATTAATGCAAGATTACATAACATTGAAACTTTATTAATGGAAATAAAGTTTGAGGTATTTGAAAAAGCAAATGTTTGTTTTTCCGAACCTGAGCAATGGTTTGATTTGTCAGAGCTATGCCAGTACCACCCTGATAAGCCTTCAAAGGCAACTGTTTATACATGGGTGAGCATGGGTTTAATTCCAGTACATAAAGGTGGCAAAAAGCTTAGATTCTTAAAATCTGAAATTGATAATTGGTTAAAAGGAGATGACTCTTTAACCAATGTTTCAAAATTAAAAAAACAAGTAAAAGAGGAGTACGAAAAATTATTAAATTCATAACACCCAAATGAAAAACATAACGCAAGACTTTACTAAAATCAAACATCCCACTACTGGCAGTTGGTGGTGGGTGTTACAAGTTACTGAAGATGTAATGCTTTGTTTCTGCCAAGTTAAACTGGCAAATAAGAACCGTGTATGTTATCCGTACGGACTCAAAACCAAAGACGATAAGATGCAGCCACTAGGGCAAGCAAGTTCACAAGGTGAGGCAAGGCTTGAACTGCAAAAGTATTTTAATGCAAACTTTGAACTTGCGGAATCTGAATAATTTACTATCTTTGTAGTGTTAATCGTCAGCCAGCAATTAACAACTAAAGACATTGGGAACAACAACCCATAGCCCTTGCATAATCTGGCTGATATGTAAGGGCTTTTTGTTTTATGGAAGACATAAATTTAGTTAAAGTCAAAGCTATGGAATTAGCTACGACTGCCTGTATGCACGGGGCTTTACTGTCTAAGCATTTATTTGTGCTTAGTCAAATCTGCATGAAAACCAAATATCCAAAACATAGAGTAATTGTTGAGGAAATTTGGGATAACAATATGCTATCCATTATTAAAGACCTAAGGTGTTACAAATTGGTTAAAAGGCATAGAAATTCAAGCAAAATATGTGTTTCCTTAGAATCTGATATTTCTGCTTTAGAAGTAGAATTAATGATGTGGGATGTTAAGGAGTTAGATATTTATTACACTATACACAATACTCCAAGACCTTACTAGATATGTGTAACAGGATAACAACGACTATGAGAGGGCTTGATAAAGTAGTAGAACTATCCACAGAAGGCGAATTAACATCTTGTCAAGTAAGAGTTTATTTAATTTTGATTAGACTTTATGACAAATATAAAGGTGGTTATATTCCTGCATCTGTTAGATGGTTTGGGCAAAATTATAGGGTAAATGCAAACACTTACCAATTGGCACTTGATAAATTACAACTGCATGGATTATTAACTTATGAAGTTGATAACATAAAAGGCACTAGAGTAACAATGTTAGATTTAGAAGGTGTATCAGAAGGTGTATCAAAAAAGAACACACCAAGTGATACACCAAGTGATACACCAAGTGATACAACAAGAATACCTAATAACCTAGAACCTAATAATACTATTATTAATGATGTTGCTGAAGCAACACAGCAAGCACCACAAATTGAACTTTTTGAAAAAAATTACCCGATTAAGAAAAAGCGAAAACCTAGAGAGCCAAAAGTAGTAATTCCATTTGTCGCACCTACATTTGATGAGGTTGTAAAATTTGGTATTCAGCAAGCAGTTATTGACGGGAGTACTTCCTATGAAGGTGAAATGACTGGCAAAAAGTTTTATTTCAAAATGCTAGCCAAAGGATGGGCAAATGACAAAGGAGTTCACACAAAAGACTGGAGAGGTGATTTGATGATTTGGATTTACAATATAAAACTATTCAAAAAAGATAAACCACAATCAGGCACCGACGGAGTACGTTCAGCACAAAGCAGACCACTAGGACTAGACTAATATACCCTTAAAACTAACAGAAACATGGCAAGGTTAAAAGATAAAGTAAAAACAGTAGTAGAACACGATAAGGACTTAGAAAGTTGCGTAATAGCCTCTTTAATGATTGAAAAACCTTTAAGAGTTATTGCATTTTCAATCCTACCAAAAAAGGCAGCGGTTTTTGCAGACCCTATCATTTCAAAGGTCTATCAAGTGATATTGACTTTGGATGCTGAGGGATTGGATGTGGACATGTTCACAGTAGCAAACAAGCTGAAAGAAAGCGCAATCATGCCATCAAAAGAGGTTTATCCTTATCTAGGTGGTTTATGTTTGCTTATGAATGGTTTTGAACACTTTGAAACCTATTGTATGCTCATTGTAGACATGTATGTAAGGCGAGAGGCACAGGCAGCAAAAGATGATTATCAAAATTCATTACTTGACCCTGAGCAAGATGTTGCAAGTGCGATTGAAACTCTAAATAAACGCAATGCTGAAATAGCTGAAGTTTATGCCAAAAGAAAAAGAGTTTATTCAGCCCAAGATTTGTTTGCTAGTATCTTGCAAAAATCCCAAGATGCAAGTCAAAACCCTAATGAAGTTACTGGCATTGATACGGGATTAAAAGTTCTCAATCAATTTTCCGCAGGATGGCAAAAAGGACACTTGAATATAATTGGTGCAAGACCTGCAATGGGCAAAACTATGCTTATGAATCACTTTGCAGCATCGGCAGCACTAAGCGGAAAGCGAGTATTAGTGTTCTCAATTGAGATGCCTAAAGAGGATATTGTAAGGCGTATGATTGCTAGTGAGGCAAAGGTTTCAAGCATGGATATAAAAACTGGCAAAGCTGATTTTAAGGCTTTGATAGATGCGGTTTCTAGTTTGGAGACAAAGCACGCTGATAAGCTTTTTGTAGATGATAGCGGTGGAATCTCAATTTTTGAAGTCGAAGCAAAAATTAATTTGATAAAGCCTGATATTGTGTTTATTGACTACCTGCAAATCATGGCAATCGCTGAATCAAATAACAGACGTGAGTGCATTGAGCAAAACTCTAGGGACTTAAAAATAATTGCCAAAAAGTACGGAATTAGCATAGTGGTTTTGGCTCAATTAAGTAGGGATGTAGAAAAGCGAGGCAGTAAAATTCCCGTTATGAGCGACTTACGAGAGGCAGGGGGGATTGAGCAAGACGGGGACGTTATTGCAATGCTGCATAGACCTGCTTATTATTGTGAGGGTGAAGCTAATGAAGTGGAAAAATATTCAAACGAATTGCAGTTGATTATAACTAAGAATCGTGATGGAGAGGTAGGCACAATTTATTTACATGCAGACTTAAGAACTCAAACGGTAACAGATTTGCAGCCACAATACAATAGCGCAGTAGGTTATAAAGCACCTGAAACTATGCCACAATCTAAAATACAAATGCCTGATACTTCACATTTCTCAACACCTTTTTAATTATGCAAGAAATCAAAATATCGCACTGGAAGCCACACACCGATAAGTATCCCGAAACTCCAAATCCAAACGACATAATGCTTGTTAAATATGGCGATATTGTAAACTGTTTTCAAGAACTTTATGAACAATGGGCAATTATTGAGGGCAATCAATGGTACAACATCGGCTATCTTGATGCAACTCTGAAGGAATATGAATGGCTTTTAATTTCTGCAAATGCCTGATAATCAACACACCACCAAAACCACCTTTTTCACCACTAAAACCACCTTTTTAATTTCCGCAAATGAATCGGTTATAAATTGTAACCGGTTATAACCGGTTACAAAATAGGGAGTACTCCCAAAATGCCCCGAAATGCCCTAAAATAAAACTATAGTAAAATAAAACTCAAATGAACAACCAACCTGAATACCACCTGCAATGTCAAGTTGTATCTTGGATTGAATTGCAGCACCCTAAAGTAGTTTTTTGTGCGACTTTAGGTGGTGTGCATCAAACTATCTTGCAGGGTAACAGGCTCAAAAAGCAGGGATACCGCAAAGGCATTCCAGACTTGTTAATTTTTGATCAAAATTTGATGCACGTGGGACTGGCTTTAGAGTTTAAGGCAGGCAAGAATAAGCCTAGTGAGCATCAAAAAGAATGGCATATTAAGCTAAATGAAAGAGGTTGGCAGGTTCATACGGTATGGGATTTTGATTCAGCTGTAAAAATTATAAATCACTACTTGTATTTGAAGCAGGATTTTTAACTTGAAATTAACGTAAAAAAAATAAATTGAAATAAACTTGCTTTTTATTAATTAAACCACTACTTTTGACCTATCAACTAAACAATAACAAGATGAGCATTATAGTACACATAGAAGACAGCAACATGTACGGAGTATTTACTCCTATCTTAGTTTACGCTTTCAGCGAAGGTAGCAGCAATTGGGATAGGAATCCTGAAACCGATACATCTGAATTAGACTTTGAAGTTATGACTTTGTCTAAAGAAGAAGTAATTGCGCAATTGCAGAAATTGCCAAACTATTATGATTTGACGGACGAGGAATATAACGAGTATTTGACCGAGTGTAATCGGATTGGCAATGGTAATTACAGGGAGGAAGAATTGTATCAACTAATCAAAAATAATTACTAGCATGGAAATCTTGATTAAACTAGGGTTAACAGCCCTAGTTTTTTATTCCTTTTACAATTCAGCCAAACAAGGAAGAAAATGACACAACCAACACTAAAGTACAAAGCACCTTACACCCTACAATACGCACGTGAAGGCGATAGCGGATTTGATGTAAGGGCAAAGGGAACTAATATGAAAGACCTATCTCAATTAATCCCTATTGTGTACGCTGAAATCAACACTGGGACGGACATTTTTGGATGTTTCTGCATTAAGCTGCATGGCAACTACTTTGATTTTGTAGATGGTACGCACTACACGCAAAGTCAAATTGTAAACCACACAATTATTGACGATGAGTCATGGTGTAACACGGCAGGCACTATTCAGCAAAATGCAGACATTGAAAATTACCGAAACATGAATAAACACTTAGCTTGATTTTGATTCCTCAATCCTCTATCTTTGTAAAAACTAAACAATATGATAACAGAATTAAATTACCACAGCGATACAAGCCACATCTCTAAAAGTGGCTTAGACTTAATCAACCGTTCACCTGCGCATTATTGGAATAGGTACTTATCGGGAGTCTATCAAGAAACCGAAAATCAAGCGTTCAAAATTGGCAGTGCTTTCCATTGCTTGACCTTAGAACCTAATGAGTTCAAGAATCGGTACGCAATCCTAAACACTTATCTTGATAAGCGCACAAAGGAAGGCAAGACACAATTGATGGACTTTATGTTTGAAAATCATGGCAAGCAAATTTTAACACGTGACGAATTTACACAGGTTGAAAGCATGGCAGTTGCAGTGAATCAAAGCATAGGGGGTGAACTGATTGAACATGGGCAAGCTGAATCAATCTACACATGGCAAGACATGTACACCAAAACAGCTTGTAAGTGCAAACCTGACTTCATTAATGCAGATGGATTTATTATTGACTTGAAAAGCACTGAGGATGCAACGGCTCAATCCTTTGGCTATTCAGCACGCAAATACAGATACGATGTTCAAGCTGCTTTCTACATGGATGGACTAACATCTAACGGTATCAATACCAAAGGCTTTATATTTATTGCAGTAGAAAAGCAAGCACCGTTCAACGTAGGCATTTATCAAGTAGATGCGCAAACTTTAGAGACTGGCAGGAATAAGTACATTGATAATCTAAACACCTATAAAGATTGTCTATTTACAGATGATTGGACTGGCATACCAAACGTAATTCAAACTCTTCAATTTCCTAGCTAATGGCATTTCCAAAAAAGAAACACCCAAAATGCAATCACCAGTGGATTCAAGCCTTAGACCAATGGCATTTAATGTACGGTCAAATTTGCTATGCTAGAATAAAGCCTTACAATGACCGTTATTCAATGAGTGCAATGGCTTACAATGCAAAGTTTTACATTAACGATGGTAATTACTTTGACAACTTAAACGATGCTAAGAACGCAGCCAATGAGTTTCTAAAGGAACAAACAGCTATTTTTGTCGCATCTTTAGATTTACTGTAATGAATATCTCAATTTGCTATAACAGGACATTTTAGGAAATAAATATGGCACTACCTAGCACAGCATTCAAAAAAGGTGAAAGACCTATTGGAAGGGCAAAAGGAACACCAAACAAAGTGACGAAAAACACTAAGGAACTTATTGCTAATATTGTAGATAAGTTGGCAGAAAATTACCTAGAAGATATTGAAGCAATGAAACCATCAGAAAGGATGGACATGCTATCAAAACTTTTGGAATACATTGTGCCAAAACTTGGACGGATAGATAGTGTGGTTGAAAATGTGAACACAGTGCCACAGGTTTTGAAGATTGAGTTCGTAGGGGAAGAGTAAAATGAATCTATTGTTTAGTTTGATTTGTTCCGTTAAATGCCTAGACTTTTGGTTTGGGCTTTTCTTGTTATGCAGGTAAATCGAGCTTACAAGCGGTTATTGAATAGTGAAGCTAGGTATGTGTTTGTATTCGGTGGCGCAGGGTGTTTTGCCAAAGGGACTTTAGTGCAAACTATTGATGGGCAAAAAAAAATACAAACTATCAAACAAGGCGAGCAAGTACTTTCTTTTAATCACGAAAAGCAGTTATGGGAATATCGAGAAGTTTTAGAAACTTTTTGTCATAAACGGTTGGACATAAGACAAAAGCTTCTTATCTTTATATTAGCAAATGGCGAACAAATCCATTGCACCTATAACCATGAATTCTTTATCGGGGGAAGTTATGTTTCCGCAATTATCATTGCCCAACGAGTTATGGCTACCAGTAGCCAATACAGACCAAAGGTATTTTATTTCAACAATGGGAAGACTTATCACCACAGGGTGGAAAGGTACAAAGCAGGTAAAAGTAATGAAGCCAGCACTAGACGGATGCGGTTATTTGCGCACTATGATAAAAAAAAATGGCAAAGTAGGCACTATCAAGATGCACAGGTTAGTGGCTCAAGCATTTTTACCAAATCTCAATCAATTAGCCGAAGTCAATCACAAGGATGGAGTCAAAACAAACAACGAAGTATCAAACTTAGAATGGATGAACCGTTCTCAAAATGCCATACACAGTTTTCAGCAAGGCTTACAATCAAACAAAGGTTCAAAAAATCCATTTGCAAAATTAACAGAGGAGAAAGTAAGGGAAATACGAGCAACGTACGCAAGCAGGGATTGCACAAGGGCAGCATTTGCGGAAAGACATGGGCTTGCGGTAGGAACACTGAAAAGTTTGTTACTAGTGGGCAAATCTTGGACACACGTCAAATAAAGACTATTGTCTTTAATAGGCAAGAAAATTACGTTTATGACCTTTGTGTAGATGGTAACCACAATTACACAGTAGGCAATGGCAATTATTTGGTTCATAATTCAGGCAAATCTTTTGCGGTGGCTCAAAAAATTGCCATCCGTGCAAATACTGAAGTCGGGCATAAAATTCTAGTAGTCCGAAAAATTGACCGCACTATCAAGGATTCAGTTTTTGCAGAATTACTAAGGGTATTAAATTTAATGGATGTCAAGTTTGTTCATACAGTTTCACCTAAAAAAATAACGCTTGCCAATGGTAATGAGATAATCTTCTATGGATTAGATGACCCTGAGAAGATAAAGTCCATTTCAGGAATTACATCTGTATGGGTGGAAGAAGCTACTGAATTAAACTATCAAGACTTTGCACAGCTTACTTTACGGGTGCGAGGTGAAACTCAAAACTATAAACAATTCATACTGTCATTTAATCCTATTGATGAGTTACACTGGCTTAAAACTGATATTATAGACAAGCAGATTGAAGGGCTTGAAATAATCCACACAACTTACAAGAACAATTACTTTTTAGATGCTGATTACATTTCCATGCTTGAAAATCAAAACAAGCTAAATGAAACGATGTATCGGGTGTACACTTTGGGCGAATGGGGTAAGGTTGCCACAGGTGCGGAGTACTTCAAACTATTTCGGCAATCCAAAAACACAGGCATAACAACTTACAATCCTGATAAGCCTCTATTAGTTAGCTTTGACTTTAACGTCAATCCGTACGTTTCTTGTAGTGTTTGGCAAGTGAGCGGTACACATGCCTACATGCTTGAGGAAGTAACGCTGAAAAGCCCTAGAAACACAACAAGGGCAGCTTGCAAGGAATTGCTTGACATGTACCCTAATCATCAAACAGGCGTATTTGTTTTTGGTGACCCTGCAGGAAAAGCGAGGGACACACGGACTGAATCGGGTGGCAATGATTATTCTATAATACAAAGAGAACTAGCAGAATGGAGACCACAATTTAAGATTCAGAATAAAGCACCATCTCTAAATATGAGTGGGCAGTTTATTAATGAATGCTTTGCTATGGATTCACCAGTTAAAATAACGATTGGCAGTCATTGCAAATTGATGATTCAAGATTTACTTTATCTCAAAGAGGATGCTGAAGGTGGTACACTTAAAGAGAAAGTCAAGGACACAGCGACTGGTATTACTTACGAAAAGTACGGGCACTTAAGTGACGGGCTTCGGTACTTCATTACATCTGCATACGCTGACCATTACAAATTATTTCTATCAAGCGGAAAAAAACTAAAACGAGTATGATTGAGATTCAAACGACTAAAGGCATTGCATACGTTCCAAATTCATGGCATGAGGTTACACTTGAAGGATTTTATCATGCTTGGCAAAATGGAGATATTGATTTGCTGATAAGTGGTGAAAGCAATGAGGCAATAGAACTAGCAAAACCTTATTCATGCCTAAGTTTTGAAAGTATTGATATTTCCGCAAACTGTGCAAATGTGGATAACATTGTTCAAAAGTTCGGCAAGATGCGGTGGGCTAAATTTTTGGAACTTGAAATGTGCATAAGGTCAAAGAATGCAGGTAATGTCATTGCAAGTTTTCACAAAACATTCACAGCTGAGGAACTCAATCAAATGCCATGTACTTATTCAGTCAAAGCATTAATGGATTTGCTTAACTCTTATCATGGATTCCTCAAACCGTTTGCGATGGAAGCTAGATACTCACAGGCGCAAATTAATGCAGGTGTGCAAGAATTACAGACGCTTGGAACATGGCTCACAATTCAGGAACTAGCAGAAGCATACAGCCTTGACCCTGACGTAGTCTTGCGTTGGAACATTCAAAAAGTTTATGTTGATTTATTTGCACGTCACAAAAAAGCTGAATACGTGAGGCAGTTAAATGAACAGGCTCACAAACAATAATTTAAGTAACTTTGGTGCATGGACTACAAAGAACTTTGCACAGCAATAACAAACCTTGCGGACTCTACAGTTCCCGATTCAATCTTTGTGAGCGGATTGAAGCAAAGGTTAGACGAAACAATGAACTCAAACCAATATACGAAAAATGTGGTTTGGCTTATTGACGTGATGGCAACGGGTTCTTTTCCTTCAGGAAGTGAAGCCACTCAAATCAAGATTGGCATCGGTACAAAATACAATAAACAAGACCTTAGCCAAAACGAAGCTACTAAAATTGGTGATTGTCAAGACCTAGCCTATGCGTTTATACGTGGGGCTTATCGCAATTTTAGCCTGATTGGCAGCGTTAATGGTTATAACATTGCAGTAGCTTATGAGGGTTTGATGTTTACTGAATTTGTAGGCGTTATTATTACCTTGAACGTAGCATCTAAATTACCTTGCTGGGACTTTAACTAATGATAACGCAAGACTTTGACATCAAACTTATTGACCAACTTGTTAATCAAGTGTGTGAGGAATTAAAAGCTGACATACGTGAAAAGCCTGTAACTCAATATGGTGCGTTTTACGCTTCGGGAAGATTAGAAGCATCAATACGTTATGAAGTCACAGAAAGCGAGATTGCAATTTTTGGCGAGGATTATTACAAGGCAGGTGAGCAAGGCAATCCGCAAGGCACGAGGGTATCACCTGCAAAGATTAGGGAATGGCTTAAGCACAAAAATATAGCGTACAAAAAAGGATTGGAGTATGCTATCTCAAATTCAATCTTTCAAAAAGGTACGGTCATCTTTAGGCAAGGTGGCAACACTGGCTTATTCAGCGACACAATCGGCAAGGATTCTTTCTTTGTTAGACGTGTTGAGGACGAGTTAAACAGTATGGCATCTCACATTATGTACAACACAGCACTAACTTTAATTTTATGACCTTAATCCCTAACTATCTTTATCCGCATAATTGCCCGTTGAACTTTACAGGTTACGCACCTCATAAAATTGAGCCTGTAGTCCGTTTTATTACAGATGGTACTGGAACTACTGGCTATATTGATTTAACACCTGCAGAAGCCAAAACTTTTGAAATTACAACAAGCACTACAATCATCACATGGTATTGGTCAGATGATGATTATGGGCTTTACAATACACCAGTTACAGTAACTTTAGAAAGTGGTAATTATAGAATAACTATTGCAGATAGGATTAACGATGGGGGATGGGTATGTTTAGTTTATCCCGTTGACGATGGTAAGCGATTCTTAAAAATATGCGTAAAAGATACAGTTGATAGTACTGACACTTTTCTGCTTGCTGACAAAATTATTGAAGTAGCAGTAGATGCTGATAAGTACTACACTTTTAACGCTAATTCTTACGCTTTGCAATTCTTGCGAGCACCTGAATTAATTTACGACAATGAGTTTTCAAATCCTAATGGCGGATGGCTTGATATTGATTTTTACATAGAAGCAAATACAAGACTTAAAACTCTTTGTATAAGTGTGATAGATTTTATAAATATCAATCCAAACTACACGTTTGTAGGATGGCAAGCGCAAGGCTTTTTATATTATAACGATGTAAACGCTGCAGTACCATTAGGGTTAAACCCTGTAAATGTTTATTCATGGCTTAATGAAGGTAATAACTATCAAATTTATATTTGGCTTGATATTAAACTTAATGATTATTTGTATACCGATATTTTTGGCAATTGGAATGGTGGAAAAGCACCTAGATTTATGGTCAATCGATGGTTTGATAATGAAGGCACTTATATTCTCAATGAAAATTTTGATGTCCCTGCTAATTTCACTCCAATATCAAACCCTATTACTTGTCCTGCTCCTTACACTTTTGAGTTATATTATCCATTTGAACCACCTGCAAGCTTTACAGCACCTTTACTTTTTAATCTAAATACAAACATTAACATTGACAATGTTGCTTTGCATTACGCTACAGGCACTGACATTGCCCAGCCTGTTTTAATGTGGTTTAATTTGATGGGTGGTGTTGAGTATCAGCAATTAAACGTGAATGAAGATGGCAC